CACCGGGCCAGCCTGTGACATCGCCTTTGTCGTCGTGGGTACCTGCTTGGATACGGTCTGCTTTGATTCCGTACTTTCGTAGCCATTTGACTACTGCAAGCTCTGCTGCGTGGCCTTTACGCTTCTGGGGACTGGTCACGGTAAATACCCATGTCTCCTACCACGTGTAGTGGGGCATCGAGCAGCTGATCACGTGCGTCAGCCATGTGCAAACAGTTGAGATAGCCAATTGCGTCAACTAATGAATCCTCGTGCATCTTTTCGTTGTCAAGGCTTTTCATCAGCCGAGCCAATTTGACTGCCACCATAAACATGATGGCCTCCTGCACAGTCAGGTTGTGCTTGAAGTTGGTGAGCACGCCAAAGATACGACGCACCATGGTGTAGTCCGTGAATGGGTGACCGTACTGTTCCATGCGCTCACCGTTTTTGGTAAGTTGCCATGCTCGATACGCGGCATCGCCCGGGTCAATGTTGCTGCTCACTTTTTCCTCTCCGTGGTTTTGACAATGTAGTACACGCATCCCACGATGTATGTGGTGAACACCCCGGCAAAGAAGTAGTCAGCCCAGAACATTGTCGTACGTGCTCCAGTTCTGCCAGCCGTAGTTTGTTGCGATGTGCCATGCCACCCACAAATTGGTCAGTGGGTCAAACAGGTCGATGCAGTCATCGATCATGCCTTTGGTTTGCAGATAGCCACGAGGCCAGTATTTGGTTGGCTGGCACCACGATGGCGTGTGAATCTGCATCAGGCCGAAGCTCTGCCCATTGTCACCGATCGCGTTAGGCAGGCACGCTGACTCAAGCTCTGCGACCTGTAGTGCTAGCCATAGGTCATCAAGCACGAAGCCTGCTCGTAGGGCTGTGTCAGCCCATTCTCGGCAGCCTGGGCCTGTGTATGGGGGCATGGTCGTTACGACGCTCTCAGGGCTTCCTGATGCGTCTGAAGCGGTGTCCAAGCCCACCGTGCCCGAAAGGGGAGCCGTGTACACGGTGGACTCGGACACCAGCCCGATGGTGTCGGTTTGTGGGTCGGACGTAACAGCCAGGGTTACGCCAAATAGCCCGGACAAAGCCAAGGCGATTACTGCTAGGGGATTCATGCGACGCTCGGGTGTTCCGGGTCGATGCGAGGCTGATGGGTCAGTTTTGATGGCTCGCTCCAATCCTCGTCAGCGTTGAATCGGTAACGCAGCTGGGCCTTTACGACCTCGCCTTCAGCGTTCCTGAACACTACCAAGTGGAATTGTTGCGCTGTATCTGCACAAAGCCCGGTGAGGACTTCGTAGGTAATCAGGTTGTGTGTCATGTGTAGGCCCCTCCAGAAGCCTGTTTTGACCTTAGCGGCTCTTTCGTCGCTTGTGTGGGATGCTCAACTTCTCTACTTTTCGTACCATTCCCCACGGTATAAGTAGCACGTTGTCAGCACCCTGATCAGCTGTGCAGGTCTGGATAAGTACGCAGTGACGCTTGTACCGCTTCAGGATGCCCACGGACACGCATACCAGTGGCTGGTCATCAATGTCCCCTAGTTCGTGCCATTCGTTGTTGTCAAGGCTGTGAGCGTCATGCCACGTCACCTGGACAATGGCTCCGTCTAGTCCAGCCATACCACGTACTCCGCCGCTACCCGGCCTTTGTCTGGGTCAACAAAGTGCAACCGTTGGCTTGGTATCCCGGTGGCTGCGACGAACTCTCGAGCGTATTCGTTGTGCGACTCTGGCGAGCCTGTCACAAAGATGCGGCCTCCGTTGCTCATTGTCAAGCTCATTGGCGTATGCCAGTGGCCCATGTAGCAGTCATTGAAATCCTCAATGACTCCACCTGCCCAAGCGTTGACTTTGCGCAGAATGCCGAAGGCTGGCGTGTTACCGCCAAAGCTCTTGATTTCATCGCCATGCACTAACAGCGCTGTGTAATTGCCAATTTTGACAATCTGATACCAAGCGTCTGATGACTGCCAATCCTTGACCAAGTGCCCAACCTTGTTGCGTGCAATCTCATAGGAGATTCGATCTACGTTGTCACCCTTTGGCATTTCGCCGTACCGACCAATGCGACCATGGTTGCCGTATTCGCACACGACGCGCACAGTCTCAAAGTTGCTGGCAAGTGTTGTCACCGTTTTGGCAATCAGCCTGGACACTTCAAACAGCTGTTCGTATAGGTGGCTGTCCACTTCGTACGCCTGACCGGGAAAAATGCCCATGCCTTCCACCATGTCACCGCCAAGCATCAGCACTGCTTCGCGTACCGGGTGATGTTTTCGTTGAATGTCAGTGATGTGTAATGCCTTGTCAATAAAGCGATCTATGCGTTGACCGCATGTTTCCGAGCCATACGACACAGACTTTTTACCAAGCTGCCAATCCGTGCAGTGAATCACTGCGACCTCGGCTTTGCCTTTGCGAGTGTCCTTGGTCGGTGGCTTGACCTTCACTGGTGGCGTACCGAGGCTGGCATCCTTGGCGGCCTGATACACAGCCTGCACCAACTCGTCGTTCTTGACCTTCAGCTTTGCGTACTGCTGCTGAGAACGTTTCAACGCCTCACGCAACTGCTCGAGCGTCTGCTCCTCAGCAATCTCGTTACTTAGAGACATGCTTGCGCCTAAATCGGTACACGACGTTCCAATCGCACTTGAACCCATGTTTGGTAAGCAGCCGAGCTATCGAGTGGTTGCTGTAGTCCAAGTTGTAAATCAGGTCGTACCATTCTTCGCCGTTTGGCTGTGCATCAATCCAAACGCCTAGGTCGTGCAACCTATTTTGTCTTGGTTCTATTTCGTCGCGTAACGCCATTGTCGTGATCCTCCAGGTGGTTGTCAATCTTGTGTTCCACCCTAGTAAGTATCTTGCGGACGTATGCGTGATCGTCAGCATTTTCTTTGCGTGCACGCTCAATAAGTACCGCTGGCAGGACAGCTGCGCAGATGATGGCAATACCGCTAATTAGCGCTACGTAAATCTCTGTCGGCATGCAGGCTCACGAACTGCTGCACTTTCAAGGGTACCTTGTCCCCTGTGTAGTACCTGATGTGCCAAGGCTCTGATTGCAGCTCCCAGCAAAAGCCGTACCAGTCAGCATTAGCGAGCATCCATTTGAGTCGATCACCGCTGGCATCACTAACATCGACAGCCAGCCCAAGGTTGTGCATGGATGTGCCCGGTGTTGCCATTGGTGCCATGCCGGGCTTGAGGTAGTACTTCTGGCCTTTGTACGTGCGCACAGACGTCGTTGGGATGGGTGCTGTGGTGTATCGGGCCATAAAGCCTCGCTCCTGCGTCTCCAGGCTCCTGTACGTGTCTGCAACGCTCGTGGGCTTGAACGGCCTGATGCCCTCAGCGTGTGCAGCTCGACGCATAGCCTCCCACGCCTGAGCCGCCAATGGATGCAGTTGCCCATAGGGCCGAATTGTTTTGAGCAGGTAGGTAGGCAATCGGCCGGGCTGTACGCCTCGAAGGTCAGCAGGTAGGACTACTGGCTTGACCGGGTATTTCACTTGCGTCCGTACCGCGTGTCTTTAGTGTTTGCCCAAGCGTAGATCATTGGCAGAACTGCCGCTAATCCGGCTTTTAGCGCGCTTTCTACGTTGTAGTTGCTTGTGATAAGCACGGCGACGCTTCCAGCGACGAAAGCTTTCAACCAATCTTCGAGCATTGCTTGCCACTTCATTACGCCTCTGTTGGGTAAGGGTTAGCTGCTTTGACTGCTGCTACTGCTTCACGCCATGCGGCTTCTGTTCCGTCACCACGTTGCCACTCAAAAAATAAACCATCTGATTGCGTTTCGTATGCAGTACGCCTATTACTTGCTACTGCTGCAACTTGGTTTTGGTAATCAACTTGTGGCCAAGCTGCGTCTAATTCGGCTTGCGTTGGTTTTGGTGTGTCACTAAACCATTGCAATGACTCATATTCATTGTTGTTTATTGCCCATTGTGTACCAGGGTAGTTGGCTGTTAAGACTGCTGCGTAGTCGATCATGGTTTTACTTCCATTACTGTAATTGTGCTTGCAGAGTTGTACATGGTTAACGAGCCGTTGCGATTTAAGGTTGTGTTATTACTGTCGTTTGTCTGAAATTGTATTTTGTAAGTCGTGGCGCTAGTAGTTGCAGGGCTGTCTAAAAACGCAACAACCACATTGTCAAGGCCGCCTGCTGGAGTATCGCCGTGACCGTACCAGGCTTGAGTTCTACCGCCTGCAGCTGCGCCTAACGCGATAGCCGTAGCGTCGCGCATAAGACGTAGTCCGCGTTGCGTGCCGCCTGCACCACCAAACTGCAAAGACGCTAAAACAAACACTTTGTTGCTGGCACTTGTAGGCGTAATGCTTACGCTCATGCCCGTCACGTCAACGAAAGTATTGCTAGTAGTAATGAAAGTGTCATCTTTAAAAGTGCTGACTACTTGGATTACGCCGCTATTGCCTGCAGCAAAACTAAAATTGGCATTAAGTGACGATGCTGTGAGCACCTGGCCAGCTGTGTACGTTGTTAATGGCATATCGTCATCCTAATACGTTTGTGCCATCAAGTTGACCGTATACCGGGTCATCCAAAATGAGTTGGAACACAACAGTGGTTGGGGCTGTGTAGTAGGTAATTCGATGCCCTGACGCAAAATTGATGTTGCCCTCAATGCCTTCAATGCTCAGCTCTGACGTAATCGTTGACAGCCCGGTGATCTCTTTCGTGATGGTGATGGTGTCTCCGATGTCCACGGTGGCAGCCAACGCGCGCTCAGCGTTGTCCAGCAGGGCAAAGTTGGTGCTGACAGCCGTAAAGCGTGGGGCAGGCTCAGGCTCAAGCAGATAATCAGCCAGGTCATCAATCTCGCCTTGCAAATGCAGCAGGCTGTTGGTGATCGACTGCGACTGAATGAAGTACGTGGCCTGACTGCTCAAGTCCTCAGCCAATGCATTCTTGCCATCAAGCGCCTGCACGTAGGCACGGTTCAGCACACCGTCAGCGTCAAACTCGATTTCCACGTTGTCATACGGTGTGTTGGTGTTGTCATCGGCAAACGTGATAACCGAGCCGCTCAGCGTGGCTCCAATACGCGGCTGGAACGTGAACACGCCAGCCCTGCTCATAAACACGCGGCCCTGTTCAGCCTGGTTGATTTGCGTAATGTAGCCGAGCGTGTTTTGCCCGGCATTGAGCGTGTATGAATTGTCGCTACCCAGATTGACGGTGCCTGGGTCAATAGCCGTGGTGCCTGTGTAATTGACCTCTGGCAGCGCTAGAACTGTCTCAATGCGTTCTCCCGAGGTTTCCGCACTCGGGTTGAACGCAGCCATCTGCGTTTGCGCCAGCAAATAGAAATCGTCCGAGCACTGTACTGCCACCGTGTTGGGGCCAGCCAACGCGAACTCGTAGTTGTAGGCCGTGACGTAGCCGACAAACAGGTATTCCGATGATCGGCTCAGCCTGACTCGACGCATAGGTGCAAGCCCAGGTTTGTCGTTGCTTGGGTCGTAGTAGGGGCTGGCAGTGTCATACGGCCCGAGAATGCCTGTCTCGTCGGTCATGCGGAAGCTCATAGTTCCGGCACCGAACTGATTGTCAATGTTGCGGCGGCCTCGCTTGTAGGCAACCTCGGTCACGTACTCGGTGATGTCTGCGTAACCAGTTTGTGGCCCCAAGCCATAGGTGGTGTTGTTGAGTACGCCTTTGGTTGCGTCATCCAGCCTGAATGAGTTGTAGTCAAAGCCTGTGTCAAGTTCGAGCAGGTAACTACCTGATTGGACAACGCTGGCAGCCATGGTTACGCAATCTGTACGTCGAGTGGGCCGCTGCGACGGTTGTACTGTTTCAACGCGTTCACGATGGTGTCACCGAGGCGCTCGTCGGCAATGGTGCTGTTGACGGTCACGTTGTACACAGCCTGCTTAGGCGCGTATGCCGCGTCCAACATGGCTGGTACTTCGTAGTAGCGGCTCTTGGGGTCATACACCGAAGGGTCAAACGGTTGTACGGTCATTTGACCGCCACCGCCACCGCGACTGCCACCGCCACCGCCACCCGATGGGGCAGGCAACGTCACCGGGGCAATAGTTGGAATCACTGGTACAGCAAGCCGACGTGACAAGACATCGCCACTTTCCAAATTGGTTGGACTACTGCTTGCAATTGGATACGGCGCGCCAAATGGCTGTTCGCTCAAACGTGGCAATTTGACGTTTGGAATCAATGGCACGTCAATAGGGCTAATGACATTGAATGCTTTATTGATGTAGTTGACAGCTTGTACTGCAGAATTGGCTAGCAACTCAAATCCTGCAATGCCCAGGTTTATGAATTGAGCAACTCGGCCCGACAAATCTTTGAACACTGCACCGCCATCCATGCCTAAGCCCTGAATGGTGACACCAAGCGATGCCACCACGGCAGCAAATAAACTTAGGCGACTGCCAAGGCTGGCATACGACAAATTGAGTCCATAGTTGCTTGCGTCCAAGGCTTTCGTTGTCAACTCAACTACTGCCAATGTGGCTGCATACACGCGCATAATGCCGTTGATTGTCAACACGCTGGCAGCAAGACTGCCAATGACAAGAATTAGTTTTACAATAACGTCGCTGTTGTTTTGTGCTAGTTCAGCAAGTTTCTGGATACGCGGTAGGAGTTTTTCAAGTATCGGCAAAAATGCTGCACCGATGGCTTCTTTAGTTTCGCCAATAGTCAGCGACAATTTTTTCATTTCGCCCTCAGCGCTGTTAGCAGCCACAGCAGCTGAGCCGCCAACCGTGCCAGCCACAGCCATAAACACTTGATCAAGTGATGCGCCTTCTTTGATGAGTTCGCGTACCGAGGGCAGCAACGTGCCCAGCGCCTTGGTGTTGCCACCGTACGCCTTGGCGATGGCATCCGTGGCCGTGCCCAAATCAACGCCAGTGGCTGCTGCGATGTCGAGGGCCAGCGTAAGACCATCTTGTGCCGAAGTCATCTCTCCGGTCACCTGGACAAGCGAGGCGAGGGCTGGGCGTAGTTCATCGTCAGCCACAGCCGCCGACATCATTGTTTTTTCAATAAACGCCTCAGCAACCTTGATGTTGGCTTCGCCGGCCAGCGTATTATTGGTAATTGCCTTTGCCAGCAGGGCTTGTGCTTTGGCGTCCTCAATAGCGGCTTTGGTTGCGTCACCGATAACGACAGCCAGCCCACCGATAGCCGCAGCTGCTGGTAGGGCAGCCTTCTTGAGGGCGAACTGGGCTTTAGCGCCAGCGCCCTCGAGGTTCTTGAACTCGGCAACAGCCTTGCTAATGCCTTTGCCATCAAACTCGGAAATGATTGGGATTGTTACAGCCATTAGCGAGTCAGTCTATTCGTAGTGGCCTGATTGATTTTTTCTACGACTCGACCAAGGTTCTCGTTGACCTGATCGGCATTGCGCTCGTATGAGGGCCACATCAAACGTGATGGTGCACCGTAAAGCGATGACAGCGCTGATGCCAAACGATTAGGTGCTCCACGGCCTGCCATGTCAAAGATTGTGCCTGCCGGGCTTTTCATTGTCACACTGAAAACAGCCAGGCTGTTTCCACGCCTGCGATTACTGAAACGCGCAATGATGGATTTGCTTACCGAGCTTTGCGCCCAAGGCATGAGCCTGCCGCCTTTCCAGTTACGCGACATACCCGACAACGGCAGATTCACCACCTTGCTTCGAGCATCCTTCACAATCGGATCAACAATGGTCTTGAACTCTTTTTTGATTTCCTTGGCAAGCTCAGGTTCCATGCGCTGCAATTCGCGCAACGTCTCCTTGACACCGACAACAGTTACAGATGTTTCAGCCACGTTGTTGTTGCTTTCTCGCCAGCAGTAACACGGTAGCCAAATCCTCAGAATCAAACTCGATGTTAGGTGGCCACCACCCGGTAGCCAACAGCAGTTCCGCTAACTGGCGGCGGACGCTGTTGCTTCCGTAGGGTTTGCGTGGGCAGTCTCCACTACCTCAAAATCCTCAACGGAGACAAGCCAAGTGTCATAGTCGCGGCCTTCACGCTTATTGACGTTGAGCTGATGCCACGCCATAAACATGATGTCATCAATGCCGATACCGGCTTGCAGATCGCTGGCGCGGCGCTTGAACTTGCGTTCCCACGCAGCAGCCGTAGCGATTGTTGTTGTGACTTGCTCTGTAACCAATTCCGCTGCTGGTGTCTTGAATGACACCTTGATGGTTAGTTTCACGCCGTCACGTCCTCAACCAGCACGCCGCCCGTAATGGTGATTTCTACTTCTGACAGTTCACCGACCGAGCCGTTCACGAGATCGAGCGACTCAAGGTATCCGCCAGTGATTTGGAACTCTGGGTTGGTTGCCGAGATTGCACCCGAGGTTGGCTTTACTGCGACGTACACGTTGGTGCCGACAAGCGAAGTCAGGTCAACGTAGGTGCCGGGCGTTGCCGAGTACTCCATGAGCAGCGTGGCGGTCACAGTCACGTTGGTAAGGCCACCGACAAACTGGCGGCCTGTGTTGCCAAACGAAGTGGAGTCAAGCGCTTCACGCGACTTGGTGATGACCACAGACTTGCACTGATCGGTCAGGTCTTTGACTCCGGCAAGGTTGACACCGATGCCGAATGTTGGGGAAGCCAGGTAAGTGGTTGCGTTAGCCATGTAGCGAATCTCCTCTACGTCGAGGGTCGCTGCTTACCCGTAGGGCAGTCTAGTAGCCCTAGGG